AGTAGTCAGCCTGGCCGCCGCTATCTGGTTCAGATAACCGGGGCTGCTTAAAAGCTGCTGAAGCGTCGTCTGGCTGGCATATACCTGCGACTGTTGTGAGAGATTGTTGAATGCCTCCAGCGTTCCGCGCTGCGCCTCAGCGGCGACGTAATCCATCGCCCACAGGCTTTGTTCGCCGCCTTCCAGCAGGTAATCGTCGAGAATAACCTCTACCGCTTCGAGCAGGTCGGCCAGTTCCTGCGCTGACATGTCGTAGATGAACTTGCCAGCGTTGACCTGGTAGAGCGTTGGCTCTGCACCGTTAACGTGACACAGGAAATGCCAGTTGTGGCTGTTAACCTCTCGCTCTCTACCGGTCAGACGTTGGTCGAAGAGCGATTTCAGAGCGCGCTTGATATCGAGATACCGCTCCTCGATATCCCGGAACATCGCGCTGACCTGCTTCGCTGATCGAGTCGGGTCAACCTTGCTGCGCGGAACTATCGGCAGCCCCACCTTTGCCGTCTGCTCCGGTGTCATCGGCCAGTGGATCATCGGTTGTCACCTTGTCATTCGGGTTAGGTGGTTGCTTTGGCTCAGGCAGAGGGTCAAGGCCTACAATCTCGCGAAGTTCGTTGGCCGTGAATGGCGGCTCGCCTCCGTAGAATCCAGAGGTTTTCTGGACGATATCGGCCAGTTTCGATGCGTTCTCGATTTTCTCTTTCTCGCCCGGAGCCAGCAGGTCGGTCCATGAAATGGTGACCTCTCCATTTGTCGGCGGATCGATAATGCCCAAGGTCCAGAAGCGTTCCAGCAAAGCGGTGATTCTGTCAGTCAGGAAGCCGTTGCGGCGGGTATTGCGGCGAATGGCCCAGTCGGTTTTATCCTCATCGCTCGCCAGGCGCCCGGTCTGCTGTCCAAACAGGATGGTGAAAGGGATTTGCACTGATGCCGCCAGTTCGTTCGCGGTGACCTCCCACGTCGGCCCCGGGTCGCCTGGTGTCACGCTCAGAACGTGCATCTGCCCGGCCTGCATAACCGCCGCCGCATCGGTGCCGCGGTTAAGCTTGTTGACCTTATCGCCCATCGCTTCGCCGAGGTCAGCATAACCAGCTTTCTTCGCCAGATCGGACAGCGTAGCCATGTCTGTTTCTTTGCTGAACTCGACCGCGATCTGCCGGCTGGCATTTTTCAGGAAGCCCTCAGCGCCACCGCCGGAAATCTTCTCAAGGTCGAGTCCTTTGTTGTATCCGGCCTCAAGCAGGGGGATACCCGACAGAACGTTGTCATCCTCTGAGCCTTCGCAGAACAGGATAACGCGGCTCGGGTGTACCGGCTCTCCGCGCATCGGTCCGACAAAAGGCTCATCACCGACCGGCTGCTCATTGAAGTTGAACATCTTCGGCTGGCCGAACGTTTCAGACTGACGGTCGTTATCCCATTCGGCGACAGTTAACTGCGGCTCCCATACCGGGATAAGTTTTACCAGCGCTGACTCGCCCAAGGATTTCACCAGCCTGGTATCTACTGGCTCGTTCCATGGCTTATTGTCTTTCACCTGCAGCAGAAGCGCGGAGTAGCGCCCTACCATATTGCGGCGATCGGCATCCTTCACCTTCGGCCACAACTTCTTCATGAACTTGGTTACTTTCTTTTCCCAGGCGTTTGTTTTCTCCGCTTCCTGCGCTTCATCACCGTCAACAATGACCGGATAGTCCTGCCAGCAACCATCCAGCAGACGATGCACCACAGCAAAGCCAGCGGCGTTACGGCGGTACATGTTGTAGAAGTCGTTAAAGGTGATCGTGCGCGGGTAGCCGAACTCCTGATAGAGCGTCGGGCGCTTTGTGTTCCCGCCGCCTATGCCGATAGCGTTCAGGTAATTCGCTCGCCGCATTTCAGTGGCGAGGTTGTTCACAGCCAGTTTAAGGCCGTTATCTTGTTCGCTCACTGGCGATGCTCCTTAGAAGAATACTGTGCCGACCTGCTTGCGGTTGTTCTTCGTCACTGCGAAGTAACGAAAGCCGTCAGCACCGTGCGAGGTGGCGTCATGGAGAGGTTTGTCTTTCCAGCAGCCGCGCTTGTAGTCCCACTCCTTCCGGTAGCCCTCAAGGTGAGAGATACCTTCCGAGCATTTCTCCTCATCGAATACGCATTTCGGGAGGATTTCACGCGCCGACTCAATGCCGGTATCGATGCCAGCTTTCGGCACCACTTTGAAATTCAGTGAGTACATCTGACCATCGATTTCGTAACCTTCACGCGCAAGCTCTTTGCGTGACTTAGCATCAGCAGCAAATTCGCGGTTCTCGATATCGTGCGGTCCCCAGTGCTCTCCATACTCGTAGCCGCGGTCTTTCAGCACCTTCATGTAGTGCCGAAGCCCCTCGCCAGAGTTTTCGTAGTAGTCGATGATGTGAAACTCCTCACCAACCTCGCGAACAAACCAGATCGCCGTGGAGTCGCCCACACCAATATCCCAGAACGTGTGAACCGGTAGATGTGAGTTATCCGGGATTTGGCCTATCCGCTTGTTGGTGTAGAGCCAGCGGAATTGTTTGGCGTAGTATGCACCCTCAACCGACTGCTGGAACGCCTCCGCCGGAATGGTCGGGTACTCGCGCTTCATGTCGTCGCCGAGTGTTTTCTCTTTAGCGTAATACCAGGCCTTTTGGCGCTCGTTGACGACAACGCCGTGCTTTGCCTCCATCTCAGCAAAGTATTCAACTAAGCGCTGAGGTAGCGGCTCTACCGGGTCGATCGCGTACTGCGGATTCTTCCACCAGGAGAAGAAGAAAAACTTCCAGTCCAGCGCGGATAACGGCTTACCCTGCAGCAGCGCTTTCTCTGCCGTCTGGCAGTAATCGAAGAAGTAACCCGCCCGGCCCTCTGCCGTGCTCTCGATAGTAGCGAAGCATCCAGTCGATACCGCCTCAAACGCACCAGTGACGATCTCACGGGCTTTGTCCGGATACTTGGCGCATATCTTCCCGAACTCAGAAACGTGCAGGTAACGCAGCGTACCGCCACGAAACGACGTACTGACGTATAGCGAGCCGCCCTTCTTAAAGACGAGCTCACCAGACGAATCATTGCTGGCCGGGTTGGCCGCTTTTATCTCTGCCGGCAGTTTGTCGTATGCGTACTTCACCTTCTCGCGGAACAGACGTTTTGCGTCGTTCAGCGTGTGGGCGATCAGCGCGCACTTTGCCGACTCGAACAGGGCCGCGTCGAGCTGGATGATGCACACCTCGGTAGTGAATCCGAGCTGGCGTGCTTTCAGGATGATGTTGCGGGTGTGGATCCCCTCGAAGTATTCCCGCTGCTCAGGCGTCATCCTGAAGCGAGTCGCCTTTCCCTCTTTGTCTGTGATCCAGTAAAGATTGTTCAGCCGCCAGTCTTTATCGGACAGCAGCTTGAGATGCTCAGGTTTCATTACGCCCCCTGAGACAATGAATCCATCAGGTCGGAGAGTTGCTTAACAGAATTGTCGCCTTCCGGCCCGTCAATGTCATAGGCCTGGCGCTCAAGTCCGATCAGGTTCTTCAGCGCATCGCTCAGCGCCTTAACCGACTTAACGCGCTCCGGCATGCTGATGACCTTGTGGTAAATCTCATTGAGCTTGTCCTGACCTTTGTCGTCGGGGTCGAACATCAACTCTCCGAGCTTCTCCAGCGCGGCCACGTCTGCGCACTCCGCACCAAGCTCATCAAACAGGGCATTCGTTATCTGCCTGGCTCGCTTAATGTCGCCGCGATGCTCCATGCGGACGTTGGCTATTACCTCTGCCGTCGCCTCAATGAGTACGCGTTCGTTAAAAGTAACTTCACTGCGTACCTGTTTGCGTACCTCTGCTTTGCGTACCAGATCGTCAGCGCGTTCTTTCACCTTCGCATTCAAGTCACGTGACCAGTCGTCACGCTTAGCGCGCTTACGGATAGCGCCTTCGCTGATACCGTGCTGCGATGCGATTTCACGGAGGGACATCACCCCGGCCCGGTACGCCGTCTCGATGGCCTCCCAGTCGGGTTTGCTCATACTCCATTCCTTATGTTATCTGTTCGGCACCGACCATCAGAGCCGCGCCATTACTGCTTTCTTTTCGCCTGGCGGCGTGAGTGGATTTGTCTCCTATAAGAGACAAAAGCTATTCAGAAGTTAATGCGACTCACTATAGGAGACCTTGTCCAACGCGTTGGACATTTAATAGTGGCCAGTATAGAAGGGCAAACCTCCGGGTAGGCATTTAATGTTACCGGAGTAGGAACAGCCACAGGGAGAAATAAGTTACACAAGAGAAGCACTGACAACCATTCACAACCAAGGAGGTATAAATGTTAGAAGTACTAAATTCATTGGCACCGTTTGCCCCAGCAATTAATGCTATCGTCATCCTAATCTGCAGCATCATTGCAAAGTACTACGGCGTCCTTCCTCTACCTTTCTAATCCCCGCCTTATCAAGGTTGCACTGCCCCAGCGCAGAGTAAAGCTTCGCGTTTAACTCCAGACTAGCCTGCCAAGTGAACGGAACATCCATTCCGGGGATCGGTGTGTCTGCAGTAAGGTCAGCGCTTATCGGGACCACCGGCGCCGGCACGTAAATCGTCCGCGTATTCCCGCAAGCTGTCAGCAGCGGCAGCAGGAACAAGCTGCTTAGCACACTGATCGCCTTCAAGCGCCTGCCTGATGTAGATAACACGCTGCTCACCTGCCTGGGAAAGTTCGGTCTTTGCATTCTGGGTTACCCGGGAAATGTCATTGATGAGGTTCATTGCAGTGACTACGCTATTGCTTACGGTCTCGGCGGTTTCCGCCCTGACTGTTGCTTTATCACGCTGCTCTTTGAAGGTGATGGCGTTGTCGCGGTAATGGTGAATAGCCCATGCCATTGAGGCAATAAGGCAGATAACCACAGCGATGATAATGGCGGTTAATCGGCTCATTTCTGCCCCCACAAACAAACCTCACGCTCAATCTCGCGGCGGGTTATCAGGCCTTTCCACTGCTTGCCTTTGGCGTAGGTCCAGCGGCGCAATTGGTCACATGCGCCTTTCTGGTCGCCCTGGTTGATTTTTCGCAGCAGCGTGGAGGTCTGAAAGTTTCCGGCGCCGACGTTATAGGCGAATGAGTAGAGAGCCCCGCGCATTGTTACCGGGATCGGCTTCTGGATGTACGGGTTAATCTGGCGGGCGACGGTGTTCAGGTCTTTACTGAGCAACGCGCGGCATTCAGCCTCGGTGTACCTCTTACCGAGCATGATGTCTTTGCCAGTGTGGCCATAGCAGACAGTCCAGACACCGACCACGTCCTGATATGGGTTATACCGCACGCCTTCCAGACCATCATTACCCGTTGGGCCGGTAATCAGTGCTGCAGCAATAGCAATTGCCCCTGCGGGTACAGCAGCGAGAACGCTATTCCTCAGCTTTGGTGACATAGCCATTGAGGCGATCCTCCCGTTCCTTACGCCGGTAATACCAGTTCACGCCGCAGGTAACGATGGTGCATGCAATACCGACAACGATCGCCCAGTCACTCAGGCTCATTCCCGCCACTTTGTCGGCCAAAATCCACACCTCTGTTTTTGCTACATCGGCATATGCCTTTGCTGAGACACCGCAGCCCGTCAGCGCGGTACCTGTGCCGTATGAGAGTCTGCTGTAAATGGTGCTCATTTTTGTCATAGCCTCACCTCCGTTGATGACGGATGGCGCTGTGTGTTTGAAAGGGTCAGGCCCGTCGGGCTGGATTTAACAACGAAGCGTGTCGGTGATGATTCCCGCGGGACCTGATAATAAAAAAGCCCACGCGTCGCATGGGCTTTAATTGTGTCATTCGCTATTTTTACAAAAAAACCTTACTCAACAAAAAGATAGCTGCGATTACAAACATCACAACCACAAGGCCTACATCGATATCATTACCACCCATAAATACCCTCACTATTTAGTTAAACGTAGTGAGATCATCCCATAGTCATTTTCTCGATTTCCCAATTAAGGGACTTTTTTCATAAAAAAACAAAAAAATGCACAACGTAAAAGTCACTTTTAAGCATTTGCTTACAAGGCAGGCGCTCTACCTGCTGAGCTAAACCAGCGAATTCTTGCCACACTCTCGCAGTGGCTGCGCTCATGCCCTTGAGTCGCTGTCGCTTCATCGCCGCTTATAACCGGCGCGCGTTTGGCATTCGCGCTGCTTTACCGACATACCCATTTCCTCATTAACCCTAACCAGCGGTATGTCGCAGTTCGGACCTGCGTCTGGCTCTCTACTCGGAGACTCGGGGCCACATCATGACTGCGGCTTATATAGACGGCCTGACCGCTTTATTTCATCATTTCTCTGACCTCCATAAACGACAAAGCCCCGACGTTTCCGCCAGGGCTTCTTCTTATTCTTTATGCCGCCACTTAAAGTTAAGGCAGCATATCAAAGTAGCCTCAAATATGACGCATTTAATTGACTTTTGCAAGACCCTGCTGCGAAAAAGTCGCTTTTTGTTGTGATCGTGTTCTCACGGCGCAGAGAAGAGAGTCGCTATCAAGCCGCTTAAAAATGGCGCACATAGCCCGCCAGTAATCAGCGTAGTTATGGCACCAGTTATCAGGTTTAACGCCACACAGGGCTGCAAGATCTTGGTGCTGGTATACATACTTACCCGCCAGCTCTGCTTTCACGTCCTGCGCCGCCAGCCAGATAAGCTTCTTCAGGCGCTCCATCGTCTTGCCGGCCACCTTCTTTGCGCCAAGTTGCTCACGGAACTCCGCCCACGCCCACTGGGTGATCGCCACCTGGTGCTCAAAGCGGATATTCTCGCTGTAGTTCCAGAGCAGCCAGGCTTTCTGATGCTCTTCCAGCGACAGCAACGCGCGGCGCCATGATGCCGTTGAATATTCGACAGGCAGCACCAGGGCGATTGCTGACCCTTTGGCGCGCGACTGCTTCCCGGGCACCGGCGGATTACTCGGCCGAACCATTCTACCTGTCGCCGGATCGACAACCTTCATCCGTTTACTGCTACGCGCTGTCGCCTCAAACATCGCGTTTTCCGCAAAGGCTACCAGTTGCCCTTTCGTCGCACCGCTCAGATCGGCGGTGGCCACTATCAGCTGCTGGCGAACATACTGGAGGTATTGAGTGTTAATCATGCTGTCTCTCCCAGGGTCTGATAGATGCGAACGAAATTTCTCAGTATGCGGTAGTCAACCAGTACGGTGCCGCGGTGCCGGCAGAGGCAGAGTTTTTGCCAGCGGTCGCGGATGCGTTCGATAACGTCACGGCTCATGCGGCCTCCTGATGGCGGGCGCGGCGCTTCTCCAGCGCGCGGGCTCTGCGGGTGAAGATGGATTTGATGCGCTGCAGGTAGGGAATATCGAACCGGCGCGGCTCGTTATCAGCCTCAAGGCGCTCTACGCGTTCCAGACCAATGCGTTCAACCAGGCGAATGCGGTATTCAACGGCATTTCCGCTCAACTGCCGGTTGCACCGGGTGCAGGCGGAGTGGACATTGAACACGTTGAATTTCAGGTGCGACGCCGCGCCACGGGAACGGTAGTGACTGGCGTCAATAGCGCTGCCGGTCAGGTAGTCGCTCTTACCGATAAGCGGGCTTCCGCAGCTGACGCAGGGCTTACCTTCATCACGAATGCGAATGTACCGGTTAAAGGCT